CTTATAAAGCTGGAAAACGAACAGCTTAAAGAAAGCATAAAGGCTAATAAGAATGGCTAAAGAATTAAAGACCACCATATCCCTTGAAGGAAGCGTGGGAGAAAGCTTAAAGAAAGCTTTTGACAAAGCTTCAGGGATGGCAGATAAAGCTCAAAAAAGCATCGGATCCGCTATGGGAAAACTGGGAGGATTTGCCTCCGGAGCTATGAAGGCCGGACTTGCCGCCGCAGCCAGCGGGATAGCGGCGGTAGGAACCGCCTCTATCGCAGGGGCAAAAGCGGCCATTGATCTGGGGAAGGCCTTTGAAGGGGCCTCCAATACCATCCGGATCGGAACCGGAGCCACCGGGGAAGACCTTAATAAGCTGAATAAAAGCTTTGACGAGGTTTATAAGTCGGTTCCTACATCAATGGAAGCAGCCTCACAGGCTATAGCTGACTTCAATACCCGTTTAGGACTTACCGGTCCGGAACTTGAAGGAGTGTCAAAACAGGCGATCCAGGTGTCAAATATGCTTGGGGATGATCTGGGATCGGTCATAGAAGAAAGCTCCCAGGCATTTCAGCAGTGGGGCATATCTGCTGAAGATATGGGCGGGGAAATGGACTATATCTTCAAACTTTCGCAGTCCACAGGCGTTGGTTTTACGCAGTTAATGTCCACAACACAGCAGTATGGAGCCCAAATGAAGGAGTTAGGATTCAGTTTTGAAGAATCTGCCGCCCTCTTAGGACAGCTGGACAAAGCCGGTATAAATTCCGGGGAAGTGATGGGAGCCCTTAAAAAATCCGTAGGAGCATTTGCACAAGAGCCGGATCCACAATGGCATCTGCCATAAGAGAAGGCACACTGTCAGTATCCGATCTTGTAAACGAGCTGAATAATTCAGACGAAAGTATCCTAAAAGCGGCCGAGGATACAGAGGATTTCCCCAAAAAGCTCCAAAAGCTGAAAGCCACCGCAGAGGTAGCACTGAAGCCGGTAGCAAACAGCTTTATGGATATGGCAAATAATGCCATACCGCTCATAAGTGACGCTATAGAAAATATAATTCCCGATATCCAGGGATTCTTAGGAGAGCTGGCACCGGTATTCGGCGATGCGGTGGGAGCCATCATCCCCCTGCTTTCCTCCGTGGTTCAGAAAGTGACGCCGCTGCTCAAAAATGCGCTTGCCGCAGTCCCGGGGATTGTAAGCAGCATAAAAAGTGTAATTTCCGGCGCTATGCCGATGATAAACAATGTTATTCCAATGGTACAGCAGGCAATAAGCGGCATTATGAACGGGATAAGACAGGCACAACCGTTTATCCAGCAGGTAGTATCAGCGGCAATACCGGCCTTCCAGGCGGTAGGATCCGCGTTGATGGAGATAGGACAGACGGCGGCTTCAGTAATAATGCCGATACTGGCACAGATAGGAGGAACACTTGGAACAATGCTTGCACCGCTGATTACACATATATTTAATTCGATCTCGTCGCTGATGCCGGTGATAACACCGTTTATACAGTCGCTAATGGCGACGCTTGGAGCGCTTTACCAGAATGTCCTGATTCCGATAGGAACATTTATAGCAGGGCAGCTTGTATCAGCCATACAAAATATCCTTACGTTTGTAACGCCGGTAGCATCCGGCATAATCACGGCTTTTCGCGGCGTGCTGGATTTCCTTACCGGAGTATTCACGGGAGACTGGACAAGAGCCTGGGAAGGGATCAAAACAGTGTTTACGGGGATATGGGACGCAATGAAAGCGGTAGTAAGAGGCCTTATCAATACTGTCATAAACGGGATAAATAAGGTTATCGAAGGCCTTAATAATGTTGCAGGTGCAGCGGGCGGAGCAATAGGCTTAAATATTAAAATACCCACCATCCCGCAATTTGCGGGCTTTGCAACTGGCGGCACGGTAACAAGCCCAACGCTTGCAATGGTAGGTGAGGGCGGATCTCCGGAAACGATCATTCCGCATACAAACACGGCAGAGAGCCGAAAGCTCCTTGCAACAGCCGCCCGTGGCGTATTAGGCGACGGAACCATCATAACCGGCGGAAGCAATGACAGCAGAACATTCAATATCACATATTCGCCCGTGCTTCAGGGATCAGGTCTCACAGAACAGAACCTTCAGGATAATTTTGAGGAGTTTAAGCGGTTCTTCGCCCGGTATATGGCTGAAGAAGGCCGGGAGGTATATGTATGAAAGAGATCATAGCAACCCAGGGACAGACCTGGGATATGCTGGCAAAGCTTTATATGGGGGATGAAGTATTTACACGCGATGTAATGCTGGCAAATTGCGACAAGAGCGACATAACGATATTTGACGGCGGCGAAACCGTATTTATCCCTGAAACCACGGACATAGACGAGGACGAAGCATGACCGTTTACCTGAATAACAATCTGATCACCGACCTTCCCAATTCCTGCATATATATGGTTTATCTGGAAGGCCGGTGCAGCTCCATTACTATGACCTTTGATGACAGCGAAGGCACGATCACAGCAATGGAACTAAAAAAAGGGGATACAGTGCAGGCGATTGAAGGGAATATCGATACCGGCGATATGTACATTTCCGGGATAGACTACAGCGGTTCCCTGGCGGCGATCCGCGCTCTGTCCCTCCCTCTTTCGGCGTTTAAGACATTTACCAGGAGTTGGGAGAATGTTTCAATGACAGCACTTATTAACGATGCCCTGGAGAACACGGGGCTTGATATCAAATACCTGGATAAACCGGCATTCACCTATAAAGAGGCAGCGATGATAGAAGAGGAACCGTTAAAGTTCCTTTCCGGCAAGCTTTCCCTTGAAGGCTTCGGAATCCGGATAGAGAACAATACGGCCTTTGTATTTGATGAAAGGGAGTTGGAAAAACAGGATTATGAAATCCAGCTCACAAAAGACGATTTTTCCGAAGAACCCAAGTATTCAACGGATGACGCAATGCTGATCTCAGAAGTGCAGAATACTTATACCACAGCTGATGGCAGAGAAATAAAGACCACAGAGAAGTCAGGGATTGAAGGGAAGATAATAAGGTTAAATATGGCCGTGGATTCCGTGGGAGAGTCGGTAAGGTTCTCAAAGGGAACTATGAGGCTTGCAAACCGGAATGAATACCTCGCTGAAGGAAGTATGGAAAATCTTGATCACAGCGTGGGAGAGATCCTTTACCTGTCAGATGCACCCAAAGGCCATACCGGGGAAAATCTTATCTATATGGTAAAGAATGACCTGGCAAATAATAAGCAGACCCTATATATGAGGCGGCCAATCGAAGGAGATTATTGATGTACAGTACAGCCATAACGGTAGAGGTCACAGGCACGGAAGCGCTGATCCTATTTTCGGATACCCAGATACAGAAAACAGCAGCGATAATGAAGGATCTGACCGTAGCCCCCGGCGATACGGTCTATGTTCTGACTCAGGGCGGAGTTACCAACTGTCTCATAATAGGGATTAAGCAGGAGTAAAAGCATGGCAATATTCAAGTGGTTTGAGAAGATATTCTTCGTCTCAAACGATCAGATACTTACATATAACAGCCTGTCCGCTTCACATTCATACAACACAGAGGAAAAGAAGAATGGGAAGAAAATGCCGAAGACCAAAGATATAGGTCCCGGCATAGGCACTATGAACATTTCCGTCAAATTATCAGCCCTCACCGGAAATGATGTCAAAGGGGAACATGACTGGTGGGTAAAGGAATGCGGGAAAGGAAGCTACTCCTATATCTATATGGGCGGTGAACGCTTCGGAGATTACAAGTGGAGAATTAAACAGGTAGATATATCAGACCTCGTGACCATCAACGACGGCGAACTTTGGAAATCCTGCACCCTTTCGATAAGCTTTGAAGAGTATTACGTCAAGGTAAAGAAGACCAAGGCAGAGAAGAAGGCTGATAAGCTCCAGAAGAAAATGCGTAAGCAGATGGAGAAGGCCGAGAATGCCAAAAATGAGCAGGCAAGAACAAAGGCCTTAGAAAAAACCAAGAAGCTGGCGGAGCAGTTTACGGCCCAGAGCGTCGAGGCAGCAAAAGCCAGGGCAGAGCAGGCAAAAATAATCACGCAGGTTGACACTGAAATAAATAAAATCCTTTATCCCGACAGGAACTATGCGGATCAGGGCGGCTATAAAGTGGCGTAAGGAGGGGGAAATGGCTTATTCGTTTCAGAGGGGCTTAACCCTTACGGAAAGAATTACAAAGAATGTCCGGGATATGCTCGAATTTGAGAAAGGAACCGTGTGCTACGACAGGGAAATGGGCGTATCTACAGAGTGGAGACATAAAAACAGGGACAGATTCACAGCGCAGATGATAACCGAAGCCTCCGACATGATAAACGAAAGGGAGACAAGGGTGCACACCGACCTCTCTATGGAGGATGGGGAAATATACGCAAGTATCACGGAGGACACCGATAATGATTAATCTGGTTTATTACGATTCTGAGGCTATGATGGATGAACTTATAGAGAAGTTTGAGGAGGGCACCAAGGATCCGGAAACCGGAGACAAGATATCCGTCACTGATGCGGATTACGATGCAGACATCAGGGCGATACTTTCAGCCATCAATTATATGGGAGAGTGCATCTTTAATAAGATCAACACAGAGGCAAATAATAACCTGGTGGCTTTCTGCGACGAGCCTAACCTTATATACAAAGGGATGGAGCGGAATGTCTACAGACTCCCGGCCGTATACGCAGAGACCATTCTCGAATTTACTGCTTCAGAGAACGCACCGGAGGCGGTAGAGATCCCTGCGGGCACAAAAGCCACAGCAGACGGGGCTATATTCTTTGCGACCGAAGAGGACGCAGTATGTAATCCCGGCGAAACGGTGCAGGTCAAGGCATATTCCACCGAGGCCACGGCATCCGCAAATGGATACGGCATAGGGACCGTAAATATCATAGTTAATTCAATCCCCTATATAACCGGGGTGAGCAACACTATGATATCCAGCGACGGGGCAGACGAGGAGAGCCTTAAGAACTTCAGACAGAGGGTATTGTATGCACCCCTTATGTATTCGGATGTTGGAACTACAAGCGCATACAGGCAAAAGGCCTTTACCGTAAGCGCCTCGATCATAGATGTGGCAGTGACGCACGCTGATAATGAAATATACATCTATCTTCTTTGCAGCGGGGGTACACTTCCATCCCAGGATTTGATAGATCTGGCCACAGAGGTTCTGACCGCACCTGATGTAAAAGCAGAAACAGACCTCATAACAGTTCTCCCGGCTGAAGAAGTGGAATATACCATAGAAATGTCATACAAGATCTCACAAAGAGATTCGGAACAGGCAACAGCCATTCAGGCGGCGGTAGAGAAAGCAGTGGATGATTACATTACTTCAATCCATACATCTTTCGGGAACGCTATCAATCCGGAAATGCTTCAGAAGGTTGCATATTACGCCGGAGCAGCTTCAGTAACCGTGACTTCTCCGGAATATACCGCCCTTGCTTCATACGAAGTGGCCAAATGCACAGAAAAAACCGTGGTTTATGGCGGATTATTAGCATAAGGAGGATGCCATGAAGATTTCAGAGACTTCCTTACTTGACCTGATCCCGGAATGCATGAGGAATGACAGGATAATAAAAGGTTTTGCGGCGGCGTGGGATTACATTTTAGGTAAGGCGGTTGAAATAATCCCCCTGGTGAACCTTTTTGACTACCTTGAAATATTATCTCCGGAGCAGCTGGATGAAATTGCGGCGGCTATGGAGATTGACTGGTACAACACGGAGTACGAAAAGGATAAGAAGATAGCCCTGATAAGGCACTATGAGAAGACCTGCTTCAAACTGGGTACAGTAGGATCCATTCTTGACGTAGCGACGGATATTTACGGTGATGCAGATGTCCAGGACTGGTATCAGTATTCAGCCCCTCAATGGAGATTCAAGATAGTGGCTGACTTCGGGGACTACACCACAGAGCAGGCCCTGGCAAGGCTTACCCGTATCGTCAGGAATATTAAACCGGCAAAGGCCACCCTTAACCCGGTAGAATTCCTGGTACGCACGGACGCGGAGGTATATATAGGTGCGGTAACAACTTCCTGCTATCACCCGATGCCTATAGTCGATGCAGATATCACTTAATGAAAGGAGAAACTATGGCAGCACAATTTGAAAAAGCCGTTGTGACCGATGAAGGACGCTCACTTATAGCCGGATCAGAGGGAACGGAAACGGCTTTGGAGTTTACCGGGATGGCCACCGGATCCGGAGTATATACACAGGAGCAGGCCACTTATGAAGAATTGAAGGTCAAGACTGCACTGAAAGACCAGGTACAGTTTTTTCCCATATCAGGGTTAAGGAAGTACAATACAGAGACCGCCCTTATTAAGAGCATATTATCTAATGAGGAGCTTGAAGAACCTTACAACTGGAATGAGGTAGGCATATATGCAAGGCTTAAAGGATCCGGGCTGGATCCCGTTCTTTTTGCCATTGCAGTAGTGCTTAATGACGGAGGCACGGAGATCCCGGCGGCTTCTCCTTCCACCCTGATGACCGTATCACAGAGCTTTTATCTGAAGACCAACGGGGCTTCCCCGGTGACAATCGAGGTAAATCATGACGTGTGTGCCCTGCTGGAGGATGTAGGGATAAACATTGACCTTGAAACGGAAGACACGACAACTATTGTGGCGGCCGTCAATGAGGTCAACACCCTGGCAAAAGAGCTCCAGTGGATGAACACACATAACAGATTTTATGCGATGGTAGCGGACGATGATGGCACGGTTATAGCGGACGATGATGGCACGGTTATTCTGGGCGACTGGAAGTATCAGATAGTATAGGGGATCCCCTTTATACATATAAATCAAAGGAGGAAATGATGGATAAGAAGTTTTTCAATGATTTTGTAAAGATCACGGAAGCGGCCGGCGATGCCCTGCTGCTTGTCAATGACGGCAATGGGGTCAAGGGCATTAAAGTGAAAGATTTCAAACTTTCCCTCGATAACGTCTTTGCTATCGGAGCCGGAGCGCATAATGGTATCTACCGGGGGAAGAATCTATATAGGAGATTACTGGGTGATTAACGACAAGACCTGGAGGATCGCAGGCTTTGACTACTGGTTAAATTATGGAGACAGCGCCTGCACAACCCATCATGTCGTTATCGTGCCAGATGAAAACCTGAAGGTGGCCGACGGATCCACGACACACTACATGAATACCTCAAATATCACCACCGGGGCATATGTAGGTAGCGGATTCTATTCCGGGACCAACGCGGACAGCTCTTCCAATACCGCAAAGGCAGACTGCCTGAATATGACAAAGAGCGCCTTCGGAGCAAGTCACATCCTGACCCACAGGGAATATCTGAAGAATGCGACAACAGACGGATATGAAAGCGCCGGAGCGTGGTATGACAGTGATGTAGAGATGATGACCGAAGAAATGGTATACGGAGGCAAGGAATTTAAGAATATCATTGCCGGAACCCATGTTCCAGCGGGATATACCATAGACCACTCACAGCTCCCTTTATTCGCCCTTGATCGCTCAAAGATCTGTAACCGTGCGGACTGGTGGCTCCGTGATGTCGTGTCGTCCACGAACTTCGCGCATGTCGGCACCAGCGGCAACTGCTACAACACCAACGCGGCCGGCGCCCGCGTTGGCGTCCGCCCCGCTTTTGCAATCTTCTAATCTTAAATCCCACCCCCTCGTGGGGTGGGATGATGGCATGAGAAAGAGTAGATTATGAGCAGTGTTC